CAGTAGCAGCCGCAGCATAATCAGGCGTTGCTGGTGCAGATGGTTGAGGGCATAAAAAAGCCATGTTTATTCCTTAAATTCGTATGTTTCGCCTGATGGCTCATAGTTTGCTCTTTCAAGCAAAACGCTCAAATCTTGATTTTTCTTGTGGCTAATCATGATTTGACTTACACCATTGATTTTTAACATTTGCCCCGCCAACTTGAGCATTTTGCAAATTCCAAGACCGCCTCGATGCTCTGGCAGCACATAATAAAAAACATCTAGCGCTTGCATTGCGCCATAAAAAGGTGATCTAAACACCATAAAACCCGCATGGCCAGCTAATTCACCCGTTTCGGTACGCAATGTAAAGTATGCAAAATTGCCTGTTCTTTCCAGTTCAATCATGCCACCCAAATCGCTTTTCAGGTTGGCATTACCGTAAAGTTCAGACCAATGTTTCCCAATAAGCACCACGGCTTCGGCTGAAACATCTGCAAATCTTTCCATTTTTGCGTTCATATGCCCGCCCATCCTTGTTGGAAAACCACATCGGTTGAGGCCCACTCAATTTGCAAGCCTTGTGAGGCTGATTTTAGCTGAATACCCGCACAGTATCCAATGCCTGTAACGCCTTGCCAATTGTTTGTGATAACAGGGCCACTTGCCCACAAAGCGTTATCCCAAAGGGATGTGTCCCATGATCCATATGTGCTTGGGCTAAAGTTTAAACTTCCTGTTGTATCTGATACATCAAAATCAACATTGATACCAATTAAAATTGCTGGACTACCATCTGTAAAAATAGATGGTCTTGCCCTTGTAAAGTATTTTTTAACACCACGGTTTTCATAGTAATTAAACGCTTGCAAAGCAACTGCATTGATGTCATTTACATCATCAGCATAACCATCCCAAGCCAAACCAACATAACCGTTGCCGCCAAAATAAGGGTCATCATTGAATGTTTCCCAACAATTAGCAGACCATCCCGTAAATCTTGTCCATGACTTTGTAATGGTATTCATTACAAATTGTTCTTGTGAGCCAACACTAACAGGCACATTGATCCACAAAGCATTGTTTTTGGCGTGATATAGCAAAGCCCAACCAAATGAGTTTTGATATAAAGTTGTTGCCTCGGTAATCGCACCCTGAATCTTGTCGGACAAATTAACCCTTGGGTCAAGGCGGCTTGATTGCAAAGCTGAAGCTAAAGGCAACAAACCATCCAAACTCAAAATCAATAGGTCGCCACCATATTTGTACAAACAACGATTAGAAACGGGCGCTCCTAGCTTCCAAACGCCCGCTAACGCCCAAGTGCTTGCAGAGGCGGGGTCTGTGCCTCGGTAAACAATAATCTCGCCCTGTGACGTTACAAACACAAGGTTATCATCAACGCCATAACCCGCGTCAATTGTCCATGCGCTAATAGAAACAATGTAACCACCCATTCGGGCAATAGAACTTAGGTCTAAGACCTCGGCTGCACCACCAACTGAGTTAGTTGGCAAATACCATGCTTTTAGGCTTTCTTTTTCAATAAACCATACACGGTTTTTAAACAGCGTGACATTATTGAGTTTGTTTGTGGTTACGCCCGTGATCGCAATTGGTGAGCTTGATGCGTTGATACTTGACCATGTCGTGCCGTTATAAAGCAAGGGGTCATCTACGCCATTGCAAGCATAGAGAAAACTACCGCCAGGCGTTGTGACGTTAATATGTTCAAAACGGCTGTTGGTTAACCCTGTTTTTTCAGCAGCGCCAACTGCACCTTTGGTTGTGCAATTGTAAATTTTACCGCCAGCAATGCCAAACAGTTTGCTTACAGTACCAGTCTCATACGCCATTAGCGTTTCAACTTGACCTGAAATGCCTGTTGACCATTTGCTATATCCACCGCGCAAGTTCACACTTGAAACAGTTGGAAAAAAGTTAGTCATTGTCACCGCATCAGTTGGTGACATATTTGCCAACGAATCGCGCACATTCCACCCGCCAACGGGCGCGGGAATACTTGCTACGTTAGCGGCAGTCCTTTGGGCAATTTTTGGCATTACGGTGATGCCCCATAACCGCTGTCAGGAATGTTGTCATAGCCCACCAAAATCGTGCCTGGCCTTGGTGCAAACGACAAATTAGCCGCAGACATATCCAAAGCAATTGCCGCTTCCATTTCTTCCAAATAGTTGCGATACATTGCCGTTGTGTCAAAACCTTTAGCCTCAAAATACTTGAGTTTGGTTGCAAGAACCATCAAACGGTCAGGATAAATGCAAGTATCGGTGTCAGCCGTAAACGATGTTTTGGGAATATCTGACGAACTATTTGCCCAAGCATTTGAACGGTATTCGTAGCCCAAATACTCAGCATTTGAGAAGCCAGGCCAAATTTGGAAATACTTGCTAAACAAACGCCACCGAATTCGAGGGCCTGTGGCAATGTAACCAGACAATAACCATTCCCATTGTTGGGCGTCCTCTGGGCCTAACATTTCCCAATGCTTATCTTTATCCCACATTGTCCTTGGAACAATGGCTTCATAGTCGCTAGGAAACGCATACTTCATCTTTTGGAAGTACACAGTTGCATTTGTGCCAGCGGCATTTGTTTTTCTATCAATAGTGACAGATGTGCCAGAATCCACCGTTGTAATAAAGGTGTTTTGGTCAATTCCTGTGCCAACCACCATATAAGTGTTATCTAAACCACTTGTAGATGGAATACCAGTAATAGATGTTCCACTACTACTCCATGTGCCTGTAGTGGTTAAATATTCGGTATAGAACTGCTTTTGCTTTGTAAGCGTTCGCCAAGGATGTTTGCGCAAGAATTCGTATCCACTTGCGTTCATTAACGCAAGAATTTGGATAACGTCTTGATTAGTATTTCCAGCAACACTTGTCGGTGTTGTCACGCCTAATTCATTGGTAACTTGCTGCACTAACTGGAGCATAGTGCTAGACATAATTTACACCTCTTTTTTAGGGCGGCCTCTTGCTTTTTCAGACAACAAGGCTTTGACTTGCTCTTGTAATTCTTTCAATTCAGAACGGGTTTGCTCTAATTCAAATGAACTTTCACTTTGATTGCGTCTAAGCAGATATGCTCTTGCTTTTTCACGCAATCCAACAGCGCCCATACCTACGCGCTGTAATTGAGCATCACTTGCCGTAGCAACTTGCTCAACTGTTTGAAACTTTAGAATTTGCAATTCAGCCATTTGGCTGTCTGTAAATTCTTCAGGGCGATCTAGATGCCAATTTTGCAAAGTTGTGCCAATGATTGGCCCACCCTCTGAGTTTTGCATTTGATAGTGCAACCATTGACGCGGAAAGCGCTCTTTATGGTCATCGCGAACGGGTTGTTCAATGATGTTGTACTTATCACCAGGAACCATAATTCGCACAAATGGTGTGTCTTTGTATGGTGCTTTGTCAAATGTATAAAACTCAACGTGCAGATGTGAGTCTGCGTTTGCAATATCGGAATCTAGTGCCATTTTTTATCCTGTGGGGATTAAGCTGAAGTGACGGATGCCCAAGTTGTTGCGCTTGGAGCAAAAAGAATCATACTCTTTGCAGTTGCCAATGTAACAGATGCGGCTGCTGCATTGATAGTTGAACTTGTATTGTAAGGGTAAACAGTAATCGTTTGACCTGAATCGTTACGAATACCGATCATTGCGCCCGCTTCTGTAGGAGGCAATTTAACGCCAGTAGAAGCAGATGAAGTTGTGATTGTGTTAAACACAGCCGACAACAGTTTTGCATCAGCGGCAGTTGAACCCGTTGCAACAATGCCAACAGCGCCATCGCCAGCGATAGAGACTGTAGACAAAGGCGAGTTACCCGCGCCAAGAATTCGTGATGGGATAGCCATAATAGTTCCTTAATTAAAAAAGGGCGGGTTTTATGCCGCCCCTTTTATTTTACACAGATGCTTTAGAGAACCATGCAACATCACCAGATGCTAGGGCAACTGCGGGCGATTTGTAAGAACCGCCAGTAGCCGCGACCAAGAATGTGGTTGTGTTGATGTCACAAGTGGTTGTTGAAGCTGTAATCGTTGCGTTGGCTTGAGCCAAAACATAGATGCGGCCATCAGAACCAAAAACTTCAGCACCCAAAGGGCCAAATGTAGGAACAGCCGTGCCAGCGCTGTTTAAGTTGGTGTTGACGATGTTGTTAAAGTCAATACCAACGAGGGGGGTGATTGTATATGCCATGTTTATATACTCCTTTAAGCGATCAGAACGCCACAGAACTGTGGGCCTGAGCTAGTCAAGTTACCAGCCCAACCAATCAACTTAACGATGGCATCTTGGTTGACGGCTTGACGCTCGCCACCGATAGGCACAAAGTTACGGTCAACGTGAGGACGGAACATCAAATATTTGGTGTTCAAGAACCACATATGGTTTGCAGTAGCGGCAGAACCGATACCACCGTCAAGCACAACATCAGATGCCATGCCAGCGCCATAGTATTTCAATGAAGCAAAACCAGCGCCTTGAGTGGAGTTGCCACCATCAGTAACGCGTTGGATGGATTGCATTGACTGCAAATACAAACGATAGTAATTGCTGTCAGCAACGATCAAGTCAGGCTTGTCTGTACCACGAATCAACTGAACAGCCAAAGAATCCATATAAGACTGGATGTTTGAAGCTGAAACTGCTGAACCGCCATCGGTCACGCCAGAATACTTTTGTGAGCGCCAGAAGCTGTAGTTGGCACGGTTAATACCACCGTAAGTACCAGTTGAGGGTGCGTCAGGAACTGCTGCGCCCAAACCAGTAATGTTTTTACCGCTGTTGCCTGTGCCATCTGTGTAGATGTCAGCGCCAATACGGTTAGCCAATTGTGCTTCAGCAACCATCATACGGCCATCGAGCAAATCAATAATAGCTTCTTTGCCCGAGTTCTGGATCATTTCCAAACCAGAGATGGACACAGCAGCAGCGTATTGAGTAATGCTGAATTGAGCAGAACTGATAGGGCTGTTTTGTGACACGTTCAACACTTCATAACCAGAATAAGAATTCGTGTTATTAGTTGTGCTGTCGTTGTACATAATCTCTTGCAAGATCACATTACCGCCAGAAAATGTCTTCACATTTCCACGGTCTTTGAGTCGACGCAAAAGGGCGTTGTTGTTTGTGACGTTATCAGCTAACTCACCAGTACGGCTTTGAATGTTGGTCGCAATGATGTCGCTGATACTGGAATTGGCAAATGCCATAATAATTCTCCTATATCAATTAAAGTCGTGCAGTTATTTGGTCAAATTGCTCTGCCAATAAACTACGTCGGTCTTGAGTATTGTTTTTAGTGGCCATTCCTGGTGTGGAACTTTTCACAGAAACTGCATTAGCCCTTGCAGATTTCGCTGCTCGGTCTGCCGCTACTCGTTTTGCGTTATCCAATTCGGCCTGTTTGCTGATTTGTACGCTGTCAAATAACTCAGGGTCGAGGCGCACAGCTTTTTCATATGCGTCCTCTAACGTCTGTGCCACGCCACTCTGTAGGAGTTGAATCATGGTCGGACGCGCTTCTTCAAAATACTCCGCTTTAGAACTAAACTTTTCAATTTCGCCTAAAAGCTGCTGATTTTGAGCTTGCTCTTGTTGCTGTTTCCAGCCAATCACTTCGCCACGAACATTATTTAGTTCATTTTGTAGTGCATAAATCGTTGGGTCAACACCTTGTGGGAAATTGACTTCATTTAAGTTTACTCCATATTGTTGCGCTAATCTACTAAATAATTGCAATTTTTCTTGCCCATTACTAGTTCGCAACATATGGTCAGCCTCTAATAAGGCTTTAACCGCTCTGGGAGTATCTAAACCCATGCCCTGAATTGTCTGCAAATAAGGATTAACAACCTCGTTAATCTGATCTGCAAACTGCGCTTTAGAGATTAAAGGCTCAACGCCCTTGCGCATTTGTTCTTCACGTTGCCAAGCATACTCTTGCATTCTTGGGTCGGCAGTCTGCCAAACATCGTGATAATCTTTTTTCCAACTTGCTGGCGCACGCTTCCAAACGGGTTCTTCTGCGGGTTCTTCAACGGCTTTTTCTACGGGTTTCTCATTAGTAGAAGCAAATTTACCCGATTCCTCACGTTGATACTTTGCGGGTTCGGCTTGCGCTACCTCATCAAATTGCTGTGAAAGTAACTCACGACGATTATCGGGGGCTTCTGTCGGGACAATGGGTTCTGTAGTATCCAAAGTTATCTCCTGTGATATTTCATTTGATTGGCTTGCTCGCGCAATGAATTCATTATCT